ACTTCCTGACTCATAGTTTTCCCCTGCGCTGATCAGCATCAACAAGTGCTCTCAGTAACCAGTAACGGCGATCAAAGCTGAAAAGGTCATCTCTGAGGAGTGCGTATTTTCTGCGAAAAATAACGTCGTGCTGCCACCAGTAACGCCAGTGATGCAAACGCACAAGGCGCCGGAGACTTATCAAAATCTTCTTCAATCGGAGCACAAGTCACCTCCGCAGTAATTTCCTGCCAGATAGCATGACCCGGCGGAATCATTCATGTTTTTGGCGTTTCGAATAGAAGCATTCTTAAGACGCAGGTACCGCTCTCTTGCTTTAGCCGTACAGTTGCTGTCACAAAGTTGCTGCCATACCGTCGCCGCACGGCGGTAATAGCGTTTCTCTTCCAGCTTTTTGGCTGTCGCTTCAAGGGCAAGAATCTCCCCCGAAAGCCCACCAGGCAGGTACTCTTCAATATCGATGGCTCCCGCTACGAAGTAGATAAACCCACCAGTAACTTCAACGCTGGCAAGTTCCCCGTCGTAGTACAGGCGATGAACAGCGCTCTTCACTGTTACCGGTTTGGTTTCAGGAAATGCCGCAGTGATATCGCGCAGCATTTTGCCTGGATTCTTCTCAATAAATTCAAAGATCGACTTGGCTATGTTCATCCCCGGAACCCCCGTGGAATTGTGGTTTGTACTGGACTAATTGAATTAACATCCCGCGGTCTGGTTTTGTCCCACGACTCCTTTGGCGGGCGGCCTTTAGCATCCCAGCGGATAGCGCTTTGCAGATATCCCTCGAATTTTTTAGGGCCGAAAAGTGTCTCGGGTCGCATGTACTGGTATTGCTCGTCGTTGCCATGCCAGTGCTCATGCTTAACGTCGATTACCAGTTTCAAGTCGCTAACGGTATGACCTTCGCGGAGGCGGGCGCGAATGTTCTCCAGTGAGGTCTTAGATTTCTGGTAACGGGAACCGCTGACCAGATTCAGGTGTGCCAGAACTTCGATCGCGTTATCGGTAATAACAACTTCAGGATCCGGCTTATCGTCGGGTTCCGCAGGAGCCCGACAAGAAGGTTTTTTAGATGACGGATCTAATGACGGATCTAATGACGGATCGCCTTCAACCATTGAGGGGTCCTCCCGCAATATTTGAGGGGGTACAGACCCATTATTTGAGGCATCAGAATTTGACCCATCAAATTTTGAACCCTCAAATTCTGAGGCATCAAATTTTGATTGTTCACGTGGCGTTGCGTAGAAAATTTTTGCTTCAGCTGCTGCACGTTCCAGCATGTCAACATTGAGTTTATAAACGTTCGAATTATTCTTTCCGCCCACGCGCCGTTCCTGCTTCTTCAGCCAGCCTTTAGCCTGAAGCTTTTTGATAGCGCTGCGGACAGTATTCTCGCTCTTGGCGCCGATCTGTCGCTGAATAGTGGTAACCGCTGGCCATGACACCCCTTCGTCATTACTGAAGTCTGCCAGGCGAGCCATGACCGCTATTTCAGAGATTATCAGCCCTTTGAAAGCGCATGCTTCCCATACGAGGCCGTGTAATTTACTGCTCATGGCTGCCCTCTACTTCCCTGAACTTGCGTTGAAACTGATCGAGTGGGCTAAAGCACTCGTGGGAATAGCCTTCCCGCAGGTAGATGACACGACGTGTCTCAGGCTCCCAGCGGATAACTCTGACTGGATTGCCATAGTGGTCTTTGAACTTCCGGTTAACTTCTCGCATAACGCTTTAGCCCTCCGGTTAAAGACCCCCACGACTCCGCGCGCCCGACTGTGGTTACACTCGACCCATTTACCGCATACCATGCGCTCATACCGAAACGACGAAACGCCCGGGATCGGGTACATCCGTAGTTGCGGTAATTGAAGATTTACGATTAAATTGCTCATGCGGATTATTTCTCCATACACAAAGATTTATTCGCCACGACGCCCGGAGCTGCACACTCGCGGGCGTCACTCTTTTCTGGCTGGCAAAAGACACGGAAAAGCAATGTCAAATGCTCCTGCCATTTCGCCATTACCTGATAACTGTTCTCCTCTATCTGCTCTCGTTCGGCCTGGTCAATAACACCGTCAGCTGTAGCTTTGCGCAGATACTGTGAATGTCTGCCGATCCATTCAATGGACTCCATCAGGCGCTGGTTAATATCGGCATTGTCCACGTCCTCAATATCTGCCAGCGGTAGAAAGACCCCATTCGAGTGGCGCGCTATCGCATTGGCGATATGATTTGACCCACCAGCCCGCTGCAGGACCATTGCCCAGCCGAGAGGGAAAATTTGATCACCATCGGCACGTAAGCGGTTAAACAATGCGTTTTCAGTCACGCCCAGCCATTCAGCTGCTTCTGCATATCCCCCGTCCAAATCAGTGATCGTTTTTTTGATCGCAGCCACCAGCCATGCCGGCTGCTTATCAACTTTCCATTCAGGTTCATTCATCATTCAACACCTCTATTGGTGCCGAACCTTCCTTCGGATATTCTTTCTTTTCCACAAGTAAGAACCGAAGGAGGTTCGACATGACGTTGGATTTGTCTCGCGTTTACCGATTCCATGTCTGGAACATGGCAAAAATCCATCAATGGTTTAACGAAGGTGATTCCTTGCCTTTTTACAGAGCCTGGTTGCGGGCCGAGCATCTTCTGAGGCTTGATATTTTGCTTGCTGAACACAGAGAGGCCTTCGGAACAAAGTGGGAGCCTCTTTTCGGAAGAACAGGGCTTAATCATCTTGTTTTTTCTCGTACTGGATGGAGCCCTGACCGAGTGCAGCAACTTTCATTCGCTGATATTCTCCTTGTGCTTCAGAAAGATCTGGCAAATGTGAAAATTCCGGAAAAGGTATTGGAGCTACCTGATTCAGTTCGTTGGAGTGATGAGTACGAACTCTATGGCCAGACTGAATATCGAATTGAATTGCCACCTTGCTTGGAGAGCGAATGGGATTACACTCAAGCCGAGAAAGCCCAAGGTCTGCGTAAGCCTGAATAAGAAGAGAGTGTGCATTTAGCCTTACCAATTCGGCACACATAGCGTCTCGTTTTTCTTGGTTTTCAACCATAAACAAAATGGCGTTCGCTCTTGCCATTAACCAGCATGCCAAGTCACGCCCATCCAGCCCGCCGGCCCAGACGTGCGGGCTGTCTTTAAACACCTTCAGAGTTACTTCGTTATTGCTATTATTTTTGTCTGTTGAATTACCCACGGCTTACCCCTTATCTCTGTGGTTCCTATCAAACTTTTTGTTCTTTAAGCTTGCTATACAGCTCCGGTTGGAAAACAAGTTTCCCATCGGTGCGGTACGCGGCTTCAGCAGCCCTCCCTTTTGGGATCAAGCGACCGGGTCTGTTCCGCCACTGATAAACAGCTTCGCTGGATATGCCAAAGAACTCGGCTACCTTCTCAGCGTTTCCAAAGTACTTTTCAACATCATCGGTGGTCATAATGGCTCCTTTAACTAAGTTTGATTAGATAATAATTACCAATCTATCTTTGGTCAATAAAAACTAAGATTGCTTAGCTTGATTGACTACTGGTGTGTAAATGGAAACTGTCGGACAACGAATAAAATCGCTTAGGCGAATCACCAGAACCTCACAAAAAGAGCTTGGGAAGTTTTGTGGGGTCAGTGATGTCGCAGTTGGGTATTGGGAAAAGGATGTAAACGTCCCAGGAGGGGAATCTCTTTCCAAACTAGCAAAATTCTTCAATACATCAATTGATTACATACTTTTTGGCACTGAGTTTGAGGGAAACTTAATAACTAAGATGCGAAAAGTTCCCGTGATATCGTGGGTGCAAGCAGGATTATTCACTGAATCAAAGCCTGAAGATGTCTTGCATGATGCCGAAAAATGGGTGGAAACGTCTCTCCGCATCAGCGATAACTCGTTTGCCCTTGAAGTAAAGGGAGACTCAATGACAAATCCTAATGGACTGCCCACGATTCCTGAAGGCGCAACGGTCATCGTTGATCCAGACATTGAGCCCATTCATGGAAAGATTGTAGTTGCACGAATAGATGGGACCAACGAGGCCACGGTCAAAAAACTGGTTGTAGACGGTCCGCAAAAATTTCTTGTCCCGCTAAATCCCCGTTATCCTAACATCGCCATCAATGGTAACTGCGTCATTATTGGTGTGGTTAAAGGCGTTCAATACGAGCTCTGATCTAAGCTAATCTCCCTTCGACACCAAGCTAAGAAAAGTTTGGTGTTTTTTCTTGACGACAAAACTAAGTTAAGTTAGATTTTCATCTATCAACAGCGAAGAGGCAGGACGCCCACGAAGTAGCCGCCCGGGGCATATGAAGACCGGGATGATTCGCTAACAGATAAACCAAATAGGAACAGAACATGGCGAGCAAAGGCATTGAAAACCTTATCAAGGACGCATTAGCAAACGGCTGTCATGTAGTCCGTAAAGCGCATCGCTTCGAGGTAAGCAAGAAAGGCAAAAAATCAATCACTCTTATTATTTGTGAAGATGGCACAGCTTACCGCGGAGATATTGACCTAACGATCGCCATAGCCATTCGCACTCAAAAAGAAATGCGTAGCGTCCTCGGCCTGCCGGCTAAGGCAATTTAATTACCTCAGGTGTCTTCGGGAGGGGTTGCGGAGCTGGATTGACCACCAGCAACAGAAACTCACCCGACATACAGCAGCCGTTTAGCCCACGGCGTCGGGGGTCCAGTAGACCTGGATTAATACTGTAGGGGTTGTGCCGGTTGGTCGCCGGCGCCCCGCCCGAAGATTCCTGATCGAACATGGCGAAAGCCGACAGCGTTAAAGGCGATTTTCTCGGTTTGCGCGCTAAACAATAGCGGGGGTGAAATCGGGGCGGAGAAGCAGAATCCGCGATGTCGGGACTTGATACTTCCGGCCAGACCAACAAGCCGAATGATCGCGTAACGATCCTTTGCATCTGCCCCGGCGAGGTGGCGCCGCCGGACCGGGGTAGATGAATCGTACACAACATGAAAGCGCATTCCATCTTCATCCGTCGTGGGGACTGGTTTGTAACTGAAGGAGTGCGCTTCCAGTTGTGAACGGCAATATTCACGACCGTTGTATGGCACATGCAGCGTTAGCAGCCCGGATGGTTCCCTTGAAGTTCCATGCGCTATCCGGACAACTGGAATGTGCAAGTCAAGTGTTTCAGGCACGACGTGCGCCCCACCAGCGCGGCGAAAAGGTGTGACGCCCGGGAAGAGTCCAGGACACAACGATGAGGGCATTGACGAGCAAGGCACAGAGTCTGGTTCGATTCCAGACGCCAGGATAGTTCTATATCTGGTGATGGGCAGGGAAAAGGTCCGTTCGATTCGGACACCGGCAGTGCTCTCTTCGTTGTGGTAATTGCGGCTATGCGCACGTGACGAGCCAACCCCGTTCAATGAATGCGTTTCCGGGCAGTGTACGTCGCCGGTTATGGCTTAACCCGGCAGGTGGAGGCACCACCGCCACAACCTAGTTAACTGTGCTGTGTGTAGTCTTGGCGGTTATCCAGTTTTCCACTATCCAAAGGAGGAAGAGGATAACGTTCTGATGGATAACCGCCCTTTTTACACAATACACAAGAGCATCACCGGGCGACGGGCTCATTACCCAATCCACCCGGGCGGCATCCTAACCGCAGGTGCTCTTCTGTGTTGTGTACGGAGAAATTCCCGGCGGTGGCAGCCGCCTTTCGAGAGGGTAAAACCATGAGTAATGATCGCATGACAGTAGTGCCCGATTTCCTGGGTGAACTGGACGCCGGCGTATTCATGAACAAGATTGCGGCGGCTCTTAATACCACCGCGCTCGGCGTTCTGAACAACGGCAATAAAGGCAAGGTTGTCCTCACCTTTGATTTTGAGCGTATGGGCAACTCTGTTGAAGAGAAGCGCGTCAAGATTAAGCACAAGCTGAACTACAGCACTCCTACTCCCCGCGGCAAAGCGTCGGAAGAGGACACCACCGAAACACCAATGTGGGTTAACAAAGGCGGCAAGCTCACTATCCTGCAGGAGGATCAGGGGCAACTCTTCGGTATCACCGGCGCGGTGGACGGAAAGCTTAAAGCGGCTCAGTGAACCGCACGTACAAATTCACTGATACCACTTCGCTAATCAGTTAATAAGGAATTTTTATGTCTCAGTTAGACAGCGGTACTTTTCAGCAGGTTAAAGATCTGGTGCTTTCCGGTTATCACCTGAACGATATCCCCGGCCTGGCCTGTCCGACCGCCCTGCTACCGCAGAATACCAGCATTGAAAGCCTGGAGCGTTTTGCTCTTGAGCGCTTCCGTTTCCGCGGTGCCATGGACACGACCAGCATTGATGATTTCGTTCGCTATTCTGTCGCTTATGCCCAGGAAGAAGAAAAAGCACGTTGCTTTATTGATGCCGATAACATGCTGGCTCGTTCTATCTTCAACATCGGTACGCTGGATAATCCCGGCCACGCTGATAACGTCGCCTCGATCAAGCTAAAGAAAACAGCGCCCTTCCGCGCGTTACTGGCGATCAACGGCGATCACCTTAATCAGAAGCAAATCGCCGAATGGCTTGAAGACTGGAGCGACTATCTCACTGCGTTCGATGCTGACGGTAACACGATGAAAATCGCCCACGCCGCTCAGGCAGTTCGCCGCGTCACCATCCAGCAAACTAATGCCTCCGACCATGAAGATGGTGATTTCAGTGGCAAAAAATCGCTGATGCAGAGTATTGAAGCCAGCAGTAAAGAGGTTATGCCGGTAGCGTTTGAGTTTAAGTGTGTACCCTATGAAGGCCTGGGCGAACGTCGTTTCAGTCTGCGCAACAGTCTCCTGAAAAGTAATGACCCGGTATTCGTCCTGCGTATCGTCCAGCTGGAAGCCCAGGAAGAAGCGATCGCAAATGAGTTCCGTGATCTGCTGGTTGGCAAGTTCGACGGCAAGCCGGTAGAAACCTTTATCGGCAACTTCAAGGCCTGATTGCTCTCCATTAAATCCCCGTCGTTGCGGGGATTTATTAAAGCGTAATCCTGCAATTAATCGCCACCTGGCGAGGGATTCCTACACACAAAAATCAGCGCTGTGCAGAGCGCAATTAAATGGAGAAATACGATGAGCTTTATTCAAACGTTTACAGGCAAGCACTTTAACTATCTCGATATCCAGCTGGATGCCATTGAGATCGAAGATATCGCTAACGCGCTCTCGAATATTTGCCGCTTTGCTGGCCATCTTCCGGAGTTCTACAGCGTCGGTCAGCACAGCGTGTTAACCAGTCACCTGGTACCACAGGAGTTTGCACTTGAAGCACTGCTGCACGATGCCGCAGAGGCTTATTTGCAGGATATTCCAGCACCGCTTAAACGCCTGCTCCCGGACTACCGCGCCATTGAGGATCGGGTTGATGCTGCTATCCGTCAAAAATTTGGCCTGCCATCTGAGCAGCACCCGACCGTGAAGTATGCCGACCTTGTGATGCTGGCCAGCGAACGTCGCGACTTTGAAATCGACGACGGCACCCACTGGCCGATGCTCGACGGTATTATTCCCACCGACCAATTTGTGATTAATCCCGTCCGCCCTGGTCAATCTTATGGCCTGTTCATGAACCGCTTTAACCAACTGATGGAGCGGCGCTAATGGCACACGTGAAAGTGAAAGAATTGGTTGCTGCAGCATACGCTGCAGCACCTGACCTACCACCAGCAGCAGCACAATTAATGCAAGACATAGCGTCAAGGCTGGATGTGACCTTTGTCGCCCTTACAGAGGCAATGGACCAGAACACCGCTATGGCCGCGATGATAGCGAACCTGAGCGAGGAAAACAGAAATGGCTAAAAACTCGATCGATGCTTATGGCGCCAGCGGCAAGACAAACGTTCTGATGTTCGAGCCGGAAAATCTGCATATTGTCACTGACAAGGCCCACCCGCTTTACGATGAGCGAGTCAATCTGCCGATCGATGAAGGGATGGTGCTGAATATCAAGGAGCTGGGTGTTCTTGAGCCGATTATTGTCTGGAAAGACCCTGAAAAGGGGCTCACCTGTGTGGTTGTCGGTCGTCAGCGCGTTAAACATACGCTGGAAGCCAATAAGCTCCTGCTGAAAGAAGGCAAAACACCGCTGCTTGTTCCTGGAGTCGTTAAGCGTGGGTCTGCAAACCAAATGGCCAAATATATGGTCAGCGAAAACGAAATCCGCCGACCTGATACGCCATTAGGTCGAGCTAAGAAAATGTCAGACGCGCTGGATCGTGGTCATGACGAGGACGACCTTGCGGTGTTGTTTGGCTGTAGCGTTCAGACTGTCCGTGCAACGCTGTCACTACTCGATGCTACCCAGGCTGTTCGTGAAGCGGTCGAGTCTGGCACAGTTACCGTTACCCAGGCGCGTCAGCTTGGCGCGCTCCCACCTGAAGAGCAGCGGGCAAAAGTGGCAGAAATCGAGCTGGCGACAGCTGGTACCAAAGGCCATGAAAAATCCCGTCGGCAGCGTCAGGTTCTCGGTGAGGCAAAGCCGCGCATCAAATCGCGTAAGGAAATCACTAAAGCCCTTGAAGATGCCAGCGGCGAATATGCCGAGGCTCTGCGCTGGGTAATTGGGGAGGCGCAATGAACTTTGAACCTGAAAATTACAGCCGGCGCGCCCTTCTCTGGTTTGCTGCACTGGTCAGTGTTATCGGGTGGGTTGCAGTAGTCGCTGTGACCTGGGGCGTATGCATGATGATCGAATGGGTGACGGCATGAACATCGAAACAGTAAACGAGCTCATTCAGTCGCTTGAGTCTGCGGGCGAGCTGTCGATCAAAGAGACAAAGGTTATGGCGCTGGCGAAAGCATATCTGGATGTGGCTGCGGAGAATGTGGGGCTAAAGGCTGGCGTAACTTACTTCGCATACTCGCCTGAATACGGTTTTGATTATTTCAAAGACAAGCAGAACGCTATTGATACAGCGCAGGAAGAGATTGACGCTTACCGTGAGGACGCAGACGACGGCTGGAGCGAAGATGTTCAGCGCGTGTCATGGGGTGTCGTGATTCAACAGGCTCAAGGCTTCGATGCTCAAGGGCTGCATACCTCCGATAGCCAGCACACCTATCAAACATGCAATTACCGGTTGGTTGACTCGGTGGCAACCCCCGCCACCGATCGCATCGTAGCCGGGATTAAGGCTGATGCTGCAGCCCCGCTGGTGAGCGCTCTTAAGGTGATCGCAAATTCAGAACAGCACAACGGCGATACGGTTGTTTGTGATTTTGACACGCTTATTTCTGTTGCGGCCTGTGCGCTGCGTGACTACTACGCCCAGCAGCTGCGCGAGGGGGCCGACAAATGATCTACCTTCACAACGCAGATTGCTTCGACGTATTCCCGAAAATCGCCAGCGGTACCGTTGACCTGGTATGTGCTGATATCCCATACGGTACCACTCAGTGCCGCTGGGATTCTGTTCTCGACTTGGCTCTGATGTGGGAGCAACTCTACCGCATCGCTAAGCCCAGCGCCGCTATTGTGCTGTTTTCCGCTCAGCCGTTCACCAGCGTGCTGATTAACAGCAATCTGCGGGACTGGCGGTCGGAGTGGATTTGGGAGAAGCCACACGCTACAGGTTTCCTGAATGCGAAAAAACAACCTCTTCGTGCACATGAAAATATTGAGGTTTTTTACAGAAAGCAGCCGACATACAACCCACAGATGACGCATGGGCACGCCAGAAAAACTGCA